TCCTAAAAAGGCACTCGCCAGCCAGGTAATCACGGTTATTCGAATTTTGAGTTAGAGTTGGCCTTTGCCGATGCCCCATATTTCAATAGTTGGTCCCAAAAGTCAGGGACATCGACCCCCCTCTCCACCCGAATAAGCTCCCACCAAGATTCGAACTTGGGGCGGTGGATTCAAAGTCCACAGTGTTGACCAACTACACTATAGGAGCGGATATATCATTAATTTGATTAAATTCTTTAACCTCATATAAGTACTTGAAGTAGTACATGAGTAGTGAAAATATACCCGCAGCAATATTCGTAATAGTCATTGGTATTACGTTATAATATATGGAGAACACGAGCGATAGTGTACTCGCGGTTAGATTTAAATGTAAAAAGGTGTAATTAATAGCTTTTGCATCTTTATGTTTGTACACGTGATGTATTTCTGGTATGAACATGAGAACTATGACGATGGATCCCATTAACCCACATGCATCTATTACATTCATACTTATAATACTCGCGTACGTAACGTTTAAGCACTTGTTTCGAGTACTTCTACGCGACCGATCACGGATGCTAAAAGTTGGCTAAGATGTGTAAGTTTGTTTTGGCATAAAGTAAGTTTTTGGTGTAGTTGCATGTTTTCGATTCGTATATTACGTATGACCAGCTCTTTATTATCGGTGGTACCCGTAGGTAATGGTGGTCTCGAAGGCCACACGGGGTTCGATGGATCCTCGGTCACCGCGGGAAGGTCGCGTAAAGCTTTACGGTACGTGAGCCATTGTTGGTACGACTCGTCATCGATCGCATAATCTTCTGAAAAGATCCAATCCACCTCAGTGAGGCGCTGGTTACGTTCTTGGCGGAGTTCCTTAAACGAATACTCTCGTATAATTTCTTGGAACTTCGCTTCAAAAACCTCTTTCGTTGGTTTTGTATAACCGTCTGGTAATATGATAGATTCCCATGTTTCATTCCATTTCATTTCGGGGGGAGAAACGCCTAATCGAACCATCGTTTCGTAAACAACGTTACCGATAAACCCGATTGGTGGATCGCGTATCATCTTATCCTAATAAATATCCAGAAAAATATCCAAGACCATCGCCGTAATACAGGTCACACGCAGATTGAACAGTGTGTACCCCCATTTGAACATAATCACCTGCATTCATATATCTCATAAAATTTATGGTAACCGTATGGTGTTCGGCCGATGTATTTCCTCTAGAATATGATAAACCTCTCACATTAACATTTGAACCGTTAACGTAAAACGAAAGTTCTAAAATTGCATTTCCGGACCCGCCGTATCTATACAATCCAGCTCCGATAAGCATATAAAGTCCTGAAACGGGTATATAATACCTACCATTACTTAAATCAAACGTACCCGCTGTATCTACCCTTTTACTATCCCAATTTGTTATTACACCGGTTGTGTTTGTTTCTTCTGTAGCACCACTTGTATCATCTCTCCACACGTAAAATGCCGGTCTCTGTTGATTTGTGATCACACCGTCAACGTTCAAGTTCCCCCTCACGTCCAACTGCGCTTCAGGGACTTTCCCGATCCCGACGGCCGTGTCGCTGATGACCATGGACCGCCCGGTTCGGCCCAAGTTGTAGAGTTTACGGACCTCCGAGGGTTCGAGGGCGACGGAGTAAATTTTGGGGTTAGATATAAGCCCATCACACGCATCAGACGCTGCACCAGTAAATCCACCACCAACTCCTACGTAAGTAGTGCTTCCAATATTCTGTGTTCGTGAAATACCCACATATGTTTTATCTGTGATCAAAACACCATCTACGTATAAATCAATCGTATCCACGTTACACGCTCCTGTGGACGTTTTCTTCACGGCTGCGACGTGGTGCCATGTATTCGGTGTGATAACCGCATTGGTACTCTTTATATGATCACCACCAATGCCACCCTGAACCTGATAGCTAGTGCTGACAGATAAATTTGCTATAGTAGACACTCCCCATGCACTTCCATAAACTATTACAGTAGCCGTAACACTTAGGGATGGCTTGACGTTTATCCATCCAACCAAGCTATAAATTGCATTTCCTGTCGGCAATCCAGAAAGACTTGAACCTTTTATATAACTTGCACCTTGACCATCAAACTTAAACGCCTTATCTGCCGGGGAGTAATCAGAATTGCCTTTAAACGTCGCATGATTCCCCTTCCCCGAGATATCCGTGGCTGAGCTGTTCACGGTGGTATCGTAATCTAGCACTATCTTCTCGGGTCTCGGGGTTTCCGTATCCACGTCGTACCGCGAAACGCGGGGCACATCGAGGGATCTCCCTAGGGTCAACGAACCCTTATCGAGGGTCGTGGGACCGGGGGTGCCGAAGAATTTGATCTCTTGACAAGTTGCAAACTCAGCTCCGACTCCACTTGTATTTTCACCTAACTTTGTGAGTTGTATGACGTATCTATCATAATAGTTTTTGTTGTTTATATCGAAAACAAATGGATCGTCGTTCGAGTATGTACCACCTAAAGCATATTCCTGATACGTGACTCCAGACAATTGTCTTAGTTGTACCCAATTCGTACCATCTTTTGATCCCCAAATTATACCATCTTGGATGGTTTCTCTTCTTCTATTAAGACCATCATTATTGAACCGAGGATACCAATATATTTTAGTTACCTTAACATCATAAGGCATCTTCAATCCTATCCAAGAACCACTAATTCCCTCAAGTTTATCTCTACCTGTGGGTAAAGCACCATCTGTTCGAATACCATGGCTTTCACCGTCATATGTATCATTTGTAGCACCACTCCCAAACATAGAAGCCCACCCATTCGTTCCTGTGGGGTGCTGTTTATCAAAGGCGTTATAAGCACCGTTAACATATGTGTAATTACTACTCGCAATTGCTGTAAATACACCATGACCCGGTATATGAGTATCATAATCATTCATAGGCCCCGGAGGATACTCTTGGAGCCTTTCATCTCCCGCCAATTCGAGTTGGCCCGAGGGTTCGGTGACCCCCACGCCCAAGTGTCCCTTGTACAGGGTCACTTTGGACTTGGACCCCAAGAAATAGTCTTTTTGGTAATCGTAGAGTTCCTTCACTTGGTCGGCGTTCAGGGCCTTGGAGTAGAGACGGAAGTTCGCGATGGAACCATCGTAAGAGTCATTCGTGTTGATGATGGTTACATCACCATCCACGTTTATGTAGTTTCCTAATGCAACTTTAGCACCAGAAGCTAAAGCTAAGTTAGTTGTTGTATTCGTATTCTCATCAGCAAATTTTCCATCTATGTATAATTTCATGTTTAAACCATCGCGAACTATAGTCGCATGTGTCCATATTCCAATATGCGCCTTAATATCTGTTTCTACAGATTCATTGGTAGCACCTCCATAAACATAAAATCTATAATTTCCGGGGTTGGTGTCACCTGTACCTTTGATTCTAAATCCTAAAGATTTACCACTGGCGGCGTGTCCTATCATGACAATCGAATTACTTCGGGTACCACTCAAAATACTATTCGTCTTAAACCACACGCTATAAGAAAGTGTGGGGGAACCACTAAAGGATGTAGCTCCAGATATAACGGCATCTCCCGAACCATCAAAAACGAAAGCTCCATTTGAAACCTGTGGGTTTCCACCTAGTGTAGCATTGTTAGTAATAGGGGAAAGGTCCGTCACGGTGCTCGGCATCGTCGTCAGGTCCTTCGCATCATAGTAGACCTCCAACTGGGTCCCCGTGGTCGCCGGCACGTTGTACACGGTCTTTAGGGTGGTGTCTAAGGAGCCACTGCCTTCTTCGTGGCCGTAGAATTCCAGGTTTGTAACGGACATGGTCATATAATTACCTGATATTGGTGCTCCAGTTGTGTTCGCAACAAGCGCTACATATTTATAGTACTTAGTGAGATTGTGCGTCATGTGATGTACTTGTTCGGCATCACTTGATATTGTCGAGTTAGCCGCTGTATTATTATGATAAAGTACATCCCATGAACTATTATCATTAGACCCAACAATTTTAAAATTACAGGGGGTTTGATCAAAAAATGTAGTACGGGGTTGTAAATGTATTTTTTTTACAGCAATCGATATAGGTAATTCTAATTTTATCCATTCACCTTTATAATTAGAGTCCCCAAGTAAATCTTTATCTCCCGCATAGACCAATGTTCCCGAGGTATTATTGTATTGTGAACTTTGTGTTATAGCTAATGTTCCATTTGGAGCTTCACTCGAATCAAACGCTTTCCATGCACTAAAGTTCCCAGTGGTATCATTTTCGCTACTTTGACTCGCAGTATATCCACCAGTTGTTGCAGCCGTCAAATACACCTCCGGGTACTTCCGCAGAGGTCGATCGTGGGGTCCCGTGTACTCGGCGACGACATTCGAATCCGATCGAATCGTCGTGACGTGTAAATTCCCCGTGACTGTTGCTTCTTTCGAAGCGATTAAGTGCTCGGAAACGGTGAGTGTATCCGTCACCGTAGCATTTGCACTCACGGTTAAATCAGTCGAAACAGTGGCGTTTCCAGTCACTACGAGATCCCGACCGATCTGAGCATTCGCGGTCGTCACGAAGCCTGTCGTTGCATTGGAGAATTGTAGAGTGTTCGAAGTAACGTTTCCCGTATCAGAAACACTCTGGAGACCGTGTGCGGTCTCTACATTTATTCCACCAATATTCATCGCTTGCGCGTAGACGTTTCCTGAAACCACCCGAAGGTGGGCGTCCCTGACGTTCAAGTACGTATTCAGATTATTGATAGACATCTAATATAACGTAAGAAATGATTTACGTGTTATTAGGTGTGACTATTCTTCTTCAAGTATAGCTGTAGCATCCGGCCTCGTTGGCCAAATAGCGTTCGCTGGATCTTCCGTGTTCGCGGGAAGATCTCGGAGGGCTTGGCGGTACTCGAGCCATTCGGTTTGTTTCGCGAGGGATGTGTGTGGCCAATCGGGGAGGGCGTACTTATCCGTGTCACGTAAAAATTGGTCGCGTTTAGACTTTAAAACGTCCATTTAAGATATACTAAGAATTAATATACACTCGGTCGAACGAATATGCGTACACACGCGAATTCGCTATTTCCCTGACTGTTATACGCCACACCCGTATCGCTATGATAAGCTCCGTAAATTGAACCGACATTATTCGTATTTCCTTGGTGAAGAATGTATCCTCCATCACTCAACCCCTGATCGTTATAAGATCCGTTGTAATTAAAATTTGCTGCACAAGAATAAAACCACCCACCACTATTTATCATGTCGTAATTCTGATTGGTAACGGGTGTACGCGTCGTAAACGAATATCCATCCGAACTCGAAGCCAAACCACTCGCACCCGGGTATGACGACGTTCCTGGATTAAATGCTACCGAGAGTTGATGACCTCGCCAAATCGAACCCACGCGCATACCCCCTTCATAACGACCCGCATACCCACCTCCCAATGCCACTATCATCACGTCTAAGTCGTACCCATTACCATCCAGCGAAAGAATATTAAGAGGTACAGCGAATGTATTATTCCAGCGTATATTTTTTGAATCACCTAGACCCTTAGTAAATATGTCTAGATCACCATTCGTAGGATGCCCTTTCACCTGGTATCCATTTTTAGCAAATTGAGCCATACACATCCATCCACCACCCGCCCAATCAGGTTCACAATACACGTGATAAATTGTATCACCACCGTTTCTTCCTACGATAGGATACACACCCTTTGCACAATTTCCATTCGCCATGTGATCCCACATCGTAGGTAACGCGAGTGGGCGACTCGTTATGTACCGGATATCTCCCATGACGTTCACGGGTCCGGAAATGTGAAGAGGTTGGGGGTTCGTCACACTCCCCGTGCGACCCATATCATAGAGGGTCTTGACCTCTTCGGCCGTGAGGGCGACGTCGTAGAGTTTGAAGTTGGAGATGGAGCCGTCATGGTATCCACTTCCCGCTTCTGTGGAACCTATACACAATGTAGCATTTGGATCTATAACTGTTGTATCGTTAGCTGTTGCTCCGCCATTGAAAGCGTTGCCTCCACGACCAAACTCAATCACACCATTTATATACAGTTGATGGTTTATAGAACTCAACGCTGAACCAGCGGGTCCATTATTAAGTACAAAAACAAAGTGATTCCACGTGTCCGGAGTTAAGGAATTGTTAGCGAACATATATGTCCCATCGGCTAATGCAATAAAAAGTCCAGTGCCCGGTGCCGAACCCGAAACCACGTTTATTTTCACATGTTTTGATGTAGCCGCTCCGCCGTCCAATTCCAGTAAAGTATTGCTATCAGCGTTTTTAATCCATCCAGAAATACTTAAAGTTCGCATTTCGGAATTATTCAGTGTATTTTTAAGATTATCATCCGTCCCATCAAATACCAAGGCTTTATCAGTCGCATCATACGACGCCCCACCGTAAAACACCCCATCATTCCCCCTCCCACTCGTGTCCCTCACAGCCCCCTCGAACGTGGGGTTGGTCGAGGTATTGTATTCCACCACGAGTCGGTCCCGACGGGGTGTATCGTCCGCGTCGAGAGCCGGTCCAATTCGGGGAACTGTGAGGTTCTTTGTGAGAGTCAGTTGACCATCGTGGAGAACGGATTGACCCTGCTCGCGGGTGCCGAAGAATTTCAAGTGTCTAATTAGTAATTGATTATTTCCGGAATCGTTACCAGGTTTTCCGAAAGTTTTTGATCTAGCAATCATAGCGTGGTATTTGTATGCGGTCGTAGAATTGACATTTACTCTTGCACTACCACTCTCGTAACTAGGCCACCCGGTATATGTAGGACTTTCATTATCCACTAATACGTACCAATCAACACCATTGTTACTACCTACAATTTGTATACCCTGTGGACCTCTATTTCCAACCTGGAATATGTCTATAATAATGTGAGACACGGTTATACCATAAGGAGATTCTAACCGAATCCACTCGCCTAGAGGGCCACTAGAATATAACTGAGCACTCCCGGTATAAACACCTGTGTTCCAAGTATATCCACCATTCGACCCCCAACCTGCTGGTTCGGGATGACGCAGTTTATCGAATGCACGCCAACCAATTCTATTATTACTCTCAGACGAACTCACACTCGCACAAAACTCCCCGTGACCCTCAAAGTATGTCTTGTAGCCGGTCATGCCCCTTGGAGGAAACTCTTCCAAGTTGTGCGGTTCATCCGCCACGCTCAAAGATCCTTGGGGTGCATCTGTGCCTATCCCCAATTTTCCCTGTTGAAGCACCATCTGCGGTTTCGCACGCCCGAACTCGTCCTTTTGTGCGTTCCAAATCTCGAGGGCTTGGTCCTCCCCGATGAACTTGTCGTAGACCCTAAAGTTCGCCACCTTATCGATGTTCCCGCCACCGATCTGAATGGGGACCTGAGAGGCCTCTTCTGTGCCGTAGAGTTCCCATTCGGGTATGAGCATTATCGTTTGAGTTCCACCAACAGTTATTCCGACAAGTCTGAAATATTTGTAATAACCTGTATGTGAAATTGTGAGAGTTTGATCTTTTAGGGTACTTGAAAATTGATGAACGAGATTCCAAGTTGAACCGTTTGTGCTACCGAGTATCACTCCACTCGTTGGAATTCTATCATTCCATTGCGAATTACCATCCGCATTTCCAAAAACGTACTTTGTTGTATTGATGGAATGGGGTAATTCTATTTGTAACCATTCACCGGTCCATGTATTAGAGCTTTCTGTTGTTTGAAAACCACCTTCACCTAATGGTGGAACTTCATTAAGGTATGAAGTATTAAATGTACTTCCGGCTGTGTATCGTCCACTACCCGAACCCGTCCGTGGACCCGATTCCCATGTATGATCAAGACCGGTGCTGGTTAATACTCCATCAAAACCGTGTTCTGGTTCCGTACCAGAATTATAAAATGAACTCGCACTCGCCACATACCCCCTCTGTGCCGGACCAGTCATCGCAATGTGCGGATACTTGAGAACATTGGTGGGATCGGGAAGGCGAACCAGGTCATTCTCGCGGTGGCCATAGAAAATCGCCTGTTCAACCATCAACGTGGCACTACTACCATTTGCCTTTGACTTCACTAAAAGTTTTAAATATTTGAACGATTCGGTTACACCACTTATCCCTGTATCATGAGTCCCATTAGAAGCTCCAGCAGCTAAGTTAGCATCATCTTCACTGTGAAGTAAAGTCCAATTTACATCATCGTTACTACCTAAGATAACATACGATTTGAGATGATATTGTGGGTGTACAAAATGAGTTGTTTTGAAACGATTTAAACGAAGTTTATGCGGTAATTCCAATTTTAACCAATGTCCAGCGTGGGCCGTTCCATTTGTATCAGTAAATGATGGGAGTGATCCATTAAGTGCGACTGCCAAAAATGGACTAGACGTCGAATAACCAGAATCAACCTGCCACCGATTACCAGTTCCTACTGCATTGAATGCGTTATATGGTTTACGTGCTTCGGTTGTATTTTCAAAATTACTACTCACCACATACCCACCCTGTGAGTACCCCGTCATCGCGAACGGTGGGTACTCCCCGAAAGTATCTTCGGCTTGGTCTTCGGCCACCTTACGTCCATCCAGGTAGGTTACTCGGGAGCCACCTTCACCCTGGTACGCGTAGGTCAGGTTGTGCCACGTGTTCGATTGGAGTTTCAAGTTCACGGAATCCAACTTCTCTTCCGAGGCAATGGAAAAAACGCACGTATTAGAAACGTTCGCCTCCAAGTTCGAAGAATTGAACCACACGGAAACTGCGTGGGGTTGGTCACCCTCGAGGAATGTATTCGCCTCCACTGCAAGGTTAGATGTGAGCGTTCCGTTAAGGGTCCAGTATTTACCGTCCGTGACGTACGTCGATTGGTTCCCCGAAGGATCGGGACCACCCGAAATCTGGTTCGTCCCTAATCCCGTCGCACCATCGACGAGGACCTGGACACCCGTCGTTTGGGGGTTATTGAAGCGGGACTTAAAGGTCGTATCGACCGAATGGTCACCCGCGGGTGGGTCTTCTTCGTAACCGTAGTATTTGAGATCGCGAACTTCCGTTGGTCCATACTCATTGTTATTGCCTATAGTTTCAATTACAAACAAAATATACGAAAAGTATCCGTCACTCACTATATTATTTAGAGTAGTGGAGTATAAGTACTCAGTAGTAGCACCTGGAACGAGACCACCACTCCACGATAACTGACCCTCATTAAATGTTTTTAATAGAACCCAATTAGTGCCATCGTTACTACCTAAAAATGTTCCCGACGTTGGTCGTTTATCATTATTGGTACTATTATAAGTACTCTTTTGTGATTTAAACGAAATGGAGTTAAGTTTAATTTTTTTAGGAAGTTCAAGTTTAATGTAATGACCCGTATAAGAAGTTCCATTTTCATCTTGAAATGTTACACCGCTTATAGGATCACCGGTCGCTAGGACGTACCCATTTCCACCGACGTCTTCAGATGACCATATGTGAGCAGTAGTAGTTAACTCACCACCTTTAGTTGAGAAGGCCTTATACACTTGTCTATCACCATACACACTATCGGTGCTTATTGTATATCCAGCTTGTGTGTACGTATTGGTCGTATCGTTACGATCAACCTTTTCATCTTCAAAAATCATCTCCGGATACTTCTTAAGCGTCGCGACCCCGCGTCCGTGCGGACCCGAAACATCCGTGATCACGTTGGAATTGTGCTGGATACCTTTCGTCTGGATGCGACCCGTCGTCGTATCGACCATGGTATTCGACGTGCCGACGAATGTGACCATGTTCGCGTTCCGGATCTGTAG